TGAATCAACAGACCAATTGATAACATCTTGTGGTTGATAAGTGCAGAAGTACGGGAACATCTTTGTATCAATCTTGTCTTGCAATGTAATTATGGGTTGATTGACTTTTGGGTTATCGCACACGATAAACATGTGACCATACAATTGAGTTAGGTCAGCAACTTCTTTTCTAAACTCTGAAATGCTCGAACCTTTACCGTCAACATCCATCTCCCTTGCTTGTAAAGCAGTTTCGTTGATGCCGTCAAACTTTTCAATGACTGGCTTGTTAAATAAATGATTTGTATATATGTCAAGAATAGGAGAACAGAAATTATAATAATAAGACATCTTAACTCTCGCCTTATAATCTTCTGATCTCTCTTTAGGGTGTTGGAATAAATTCACATTGGCTTGCGTTTTTACTTCTTTACCGCCAACTAACACCTGCACTCCTGCGCTTAGATTCTGTGCTTTTTCTAAGGACGATTGAGAATAATCAATGCCGCCTTCGTAGCTTTGAAGCAAGAAATTCCAATAATCAAAATATTTTCTGTAAATAGGATGAGGATTATCTGCCATGCGTTTTATATATTCGACGATCATTATTTATTTACCTTTCGATATAAATTTATATCAGGATGTAACTTCTGATGACATTCTTTACAAAGAGTTATTCCGTTATCTATCGCAAGACGTAATTTAGGAAACTCTGAGTATTTTTTTATATGATGAGCGTGTAAAAATATTCCTTGTTTCTTACAATGACAACAAGTCCAATTATCTCTTGCAAATACTGACTCTCTCCATAAACGATATTCAATAGTATATCTTATACATTCTTTTGATGAACCACCGTTCCATCTTCCATTCTTACTTCCAGTTGTTTGAGGTCTTTTGATACCCCTCATTTTCATACTTCTTTTAGCACAGGAAATAATAGAATGCTTTAATCCTTTATGACCTTCGCTAATTCGTTTGCACACTTCTTTCGGAAGCTTAACACCTTTCCGCATAGTATTTCCTTTTGGAAAAGTATGCAAAGGCTTCATGCCTTTTTTGAAACCTATAGATTTCAATCTTTCTATCTGCTCTTTACTTCGTGTATAAAAACCAGTCGGCATTATATTTTAAGCCCTTCAATCAGACCCTTGTTCAATCCAAATTCTCGTTCAGCTAGGTAACCAAAAGCATCAGATAAGTGAGTAAGCGCCATATCTTTGTCTTTATCTATTTTACATGAGCCTTCCTTGAAAGATACCTGTTCAAAATCTCTTATCAAATTTTTACATTTTGACGGATTAACAAAAACTCTACGATCACCTTTTGAATTACAAATAAGCGAATTGACAGCGTTTATTCTATCTCTCTCAGCTGGGTTTGATGAGGGAACTCGCTTTGTTATATTATACCTTTGAAGTTCGCTCTCTATAATTTTCCAATTCGTTACATTACTGTCCGTGTGCCGAGCGTGTCCCGTTGCATCTCCGTAAAGAACTAATCCAGATGAATGGTTAGGAAACCTATATTTAAATTCATTGCAAGCTGTATTCGTGTTACAATTCTTTATAAAAATCTCATCGATAGCATATATTTCTTTAAGCCCATTCTTTTCATTGATTCCTGGTTGCATGATAACCCACGACATAGGCGAGATATTAAAATCGCAAGCAAGCCAAATAGGGTTAGCTGGATTATAAACGGCTTTTCTGAACGCCAGATCGCCAGCATTATCGTTTCGAGAAAAAGTATAATAAACAGCACCTTCGAAGATAACAAATTGCCCTCCGATCTCTTGCTCGGCATTTTTACTATCATACGATTGAGCTAATTCTTTAATCCTTATGGCATCAATATATGTGTTCTTATATGTTGAAAAGCGGACAGTTTTATAGTTGAGTTTTTTATTCTCAATAAATATCTTGTGAATATCATCATAACTATTTGGTGAAGTTGTAATGAATCCTTTACCGCCAGTTGATAAGACACGACCTAACAAGACATCCCATAATTGTCCAAAGTTTTTAGCTTCACGCATCTCATCGCCCCAAAATCCTACAAAGGTTTCGTTACGAATACGATCAGCATTTTCAGCACTATGGCCATGAACCCTACGGCCATTCTTTAAAACAATAATCTTTTTGCTGTCATTCTCCTTAGCAATAAAAGGGCGAGCCGCATCTTTGAATTCCATCCAAGTCGTACGATCAAGCATATTGTAAGTTGGTGCGATAATTCCATAGACACCTTTTTGATTAGCGTTCCATGCTTGTCTTACCGCTTCTCTTGCCCCTGCATAAGTTTTACCAGCACGAATACCTGCTATTAAAGCCACATAGTCATAATTCTCCATAGCATAATGGAATGCTAATTGTCCTTCGTGTGGAAAATAATCTTTTAATGTAGCTAAGATCAATTTAAATACTCCTTAAATCTTTTTTCACCATCACCATTTTGTGGAATATTTGAAAAAACAATTCTACTTTCAAGTAATTCTGTTTCTTCAATAGGACATTCAACTGGTGTTGGAGTCATCTTCAGAATTAACGCCGAAGCGATTTGAATTTTCTTATCATACATTTTTGGCGACGTGGATCTAAGAACTCTTTTTAAAACAGGAACACTTAAATCCCATAAATCTTTTAAATCAGCTTCTTTATCCCAACTCTTACGTCCTGATCGTCCAGCAACGCCAGCCATATTATTACACCTTATCCTTTTGAATGACAAAAATTTGCAATAGATTATTATAATTATTTTTTATGGGAATAATAGATGGGAGAACATTGTATAATTTTAGCATGATCATAGTTGTAAAAATGTCCTTCAATTATTATGTTATTACAAAAAACTTGATTTGCAACATTTATTTTTAAAAATCTTTTTGTTGCAATATCTTGAAGGTTTCGTATAATAATAATTGTGAGTCGTAAAAAATCAAAACAAATTTACTTATTTTTATTTGCCCCGTTAGTGGCGGTCATATCCTCAACTCGGTTACGACTCACAACTGTCATTAACGGGGTTTAAATTTATTATGTCAAAAGATCCTGCTATATTATTTTATACTTCAGACTTTTTAATGGGTGTTATGTTTATGACAATGGAAGAAAGAGGTAAATATATAACGATCCTTTGCCTATTACACCAGCATGGCGGTAAACTGTCAAAAGATAAGATCGAATTTTTAATAGGAGAAATAACTCCTAACTTATTAATGAAATTTGACATAGATAAAGATGGCTTATTATCAAACAAACGTCTATTAGAAGAAACTGAAAAAAGATCGGCATATTGCCAATCAAGAAGAATGAATAGACTAGGAAATAACATATGTAAATCATATGATAATCATATGACGGGACATATGGAAAATGAAAATGAAAATGAAAATGAAAATGAAAATATAATTAAAAAGCCTTTAAAGAAAAAAGAAGAAACTTTAGAAGATCTTATAATAGGATTAAAAAGAATATATAATTATATAGATATTGACTTAGAAATGAAAAAAATAGACGCTTGGCTCCTTGCAAATCCACATAGAAAAAAAACAAAAAGGTTCATTGTAAGTTGGCTCAACAGAGTCGAAAGGCCATTTAAAACAGAAAAAGCTAAGACAAAAATGACGTCAATTAATCCAGAATATTTAAATCCACCAACATTAACCAAAGAACAGCAAGAGCAAAATGAAAGAAACAGAAAAGAATTTTCTGATCTTGCGAAAGGAGTAGTAAAAAAATGTGGTATCTAGAAAAAGACATAACAATAAGCGCCTCACATAGACTCAAAAGATATAATGGAGCTTGTGCCAATCTTCATGGACATAATTGGAAAGTAATAGTTTTTTGTAAAGGCAACACACTTGATGATGTTGGCATGCTTATTGACTTTAAGATAATTAAAGAAGAAATTATGAAGAAGTATGACCATTGCGACATTACCGAATTAAATCTTCAAGGTGACAATGCAACTGCCGAAAATCTTGCCAAAGCAATCTGTGAGCAAATTCCGTTTTGCTATAAAGTATCAATTGAAGAACAAGAAGGCTCAAGGTGCATATATGTTAAAGATTAACGAAATATTTACAAGCATTCAAGGCGAGGGATATCATGTAGGACGTCCCGCAACTTTCATTCGTCTTGCAGGGTGTAATTGTAGATGTGAATGGTGCGATACTGAGTTTTTACGATCAACCGAAATGAATGACGATGAAATCATTACGCAAATTTCAAGACATCGTCTTGTAATATTCACAGGAGGCGAACCTTTATTGCAACTCAAAGAGCTCATTCCTTTAATTGAAAAGCTTAAAAAAAAGAAACACAGCATTGCCGTTGAAACAAATGGCACTATTTTGTGTGATTTTGGAATATTTGACTGGGTTACAATGTCTCCTAAAGACCGAGTGAAGGGTGGCGCTCAACATCGCTTGCTTTTTTGCGACGAGCTAAAAATTATTTACGAAGGACAGGACTTGAATATTTATAACGACATTCATGCTACTCACTACTTCCTTCAACCACAACATAACAATAAAGAGTCTCTCAATCTTTGCATAAATAAAATACTTGAAGATCCTCGATGGCGACTCTCTCTTCAAATTCATAAAATGATAGGCGTAAGATGAAGAAAATATTTATTTCTTGGCAGAAGTATCAAGAAGACCTACAGGCGCTTGAAAGGATCGTTGTTAGACACTGCGAAAAACACGGCAAATTTGAAGCTATAGGCGCGATCCCTCGTGGAGGCGTAGTTCCTGCGATTTGTCTTTCGTATTGTCTTAAAACACTGTTTTTAACGGAAATAGAATGCTTTATGTATAAAGAGAAGATTTTGCTTGTTGACGATCTTGTTGATAGCGGAGAAACAATGAAAACGTGGACAAAAAAATATCCATTAATCCATACAGCAACACTCTACAGAAAGGACTGCACAAAATTTGAACCTGAGTTTGTAGTGCGCACAATAAACGAATGGATTGTGATGCCATGGGAAACAGAAGAAACGTCAAAAAGAGACAACTTTTAAAAAAGGAGGAGAAATGAAGTATGATTTTGAAAAAATGAAACAAGCAACAACGTTGTTTATTGAGGCAATAGGCGACGATCCAAAAAGAGAGGGACTCTTGGAGACTCCAGAGCGAGTCGCTAAAATGTATCAAATTCTTCTCGGTGGCTACGATATCGAGAACGAAGAGCACGTAAAGCTATTTACTGCTGAGTCGCAAGATATGGTAACTCTTCACAATGTTCCAATCTATTCTTTTTGTGAGCACCATATTGTTTTGTTTGTTGGAAGACTTCATGTAGCTTATATTCCAAATAAAACTGTTATTGGAGTCTCTAAGATTGTTCGTATCGCTCGAACGCACACAAAGAAGCTTCAAATTCAAGAAAGACTTGTCAAAGAAATTGCTGACGACCTTGAGCGATTATTAAAGCCTCAAGGAGTTGCCGTTCAAATTCAAGCTCAGCACTTTTGCATGGCGCTAAGAGGAGTAAGAGCAAACGATAGCATTATGACAACAACTGCAGTAAGAGGATTGTTTAAAGAAGATCCAAAAGCAAGAAGTGAATTTCTCGATACAATCAAAAGAGAGGCAGGCGTATATGGATACTAAAAGAACAATTTATATTTTAAATGCCAAAGGAAGACCTAGAATCGAAATTGCTCAAAAGGGCAAGCGCGACACATTTATTTATGCTGACCAACTAACATCGTTCATTAAGGGAGAAATCAAAGGGAGTAGAGAAAGAAAATGAGAAGAAAATCTTACAATATAAAGTATGCTCGTATCTTAGGATCCTTTGAGGCAAAGCACTGTTGGCCTGATGCACCTGCTGAAGTTGATTTCTTGAAAAATCTCCATCGTCATCTCTTCCAAGTTGAAATTCTTTTAGAAGTCTTTCATAACGATAGAGAGCTTGAGTATTATATGATAAAAAAACAACTTAATCTTTTTCTAGACTCCTTTATGCCTAGAACAAAAACAACAAGCTGTGAAGACTTTGCTGATTTTATCCACAGCTTTCTCTTTAAAAAGTATGGCAAGCGAAGTATGAGAATCAAAGTCTTAGAAGACGGACTAGAAGGAGCAGTGTGTTGTTATGATTAAAAAAACAGGAATAGCATCAAAGTCAACTCATTACAATATTGGCAAAATTCAACCAATTGACTTAATCGTCGAGCAAAGACTAAACTTCATTGAAGGATCAATTGTAAAGTATGTTTGTAGATATAAATTTAAGGGAACGCCCATGCAAGACCTATTAAAGGCGCAACAATACTTACAATGGCTCATCGAACTACAAAAGGAGAAGAAAGAATGCAAATAGCTTTAATTCCACCAATTCCAAACCTTGACTATGCTGCTCAAGGCGATCTTGATATGGTTCTCACTCATTTGGCACTTAAAGAAAAGAAGTATCTCGACTTTTATTCGGCAAGTGCTCGATTTAAAATCCTTGACAATGGAGCTTGTGAAGGAGTAATGCATCCTATTGAAGAGGTAGTGAAAGTAGCGCTGCAAATCAACGCAAGCGAGATCATTCTTCCTGACATCATTATGAATGGAGCAGCAACAATCCTTGAAATGAACAAAGCAATTCGATGGCTTAAAGTAAACGATTTGCTTGGCAAGTTTCGTCTCATGGCTGTTCCTCAAGGCAAAACAGAAAATGAATGGCTAGGATGCTTTAAGGTTATGAGCGAAACAATTGAGATAGACACCATTGGCTTCTCAAAGCTAAGCTGTCCAGCGTGTTTCAAAGACACAATTTCTATAGCTCGGCTCAAGGCAGTAAAAAGTGTTGAAAAGGCTGGTTTAATAAGCAAAGATAAACAATATCATTTGCTTGGAGGATCCGCCCAAATTCTTTATGAAGTAAAAAAGCAAGCTAAGTGGATCCGAAGCATTGACACAAGTGCTCCTTTTGAGTATGGAAAGAAAAGAGAAGTCCTTAATAGAGTCAAGGCGTCCATTTCTCATCCTGTGACTTTTTACAAAGAAATAAGACCTTATAATAAATCGTCTGTTGAAAAAAATATAAAATTATTATTGGAGGTAGCACATGGTAATCAATCCACAAAGAGCCATTAATGAAGGATGGGTAAAGCTATGTGAGTACTCCAAAGTCCAACAATCTGGCATTGATATAACTTTAAAAAACATTAAGTCTTTAGATGGCACTCTAAGCTGGACTGACGAAAAATTCTTTTTATCCAAAGGACACTATGACTTCGAGTGCAACGAATACGTTAAAGTTCCTCAAAACTGCATAGCATTATTGATTATAAGATCATCTTTCAATCGCAAGGGAGCATTTATAACGACGGGACTTTACGATAATGGCTTTGAAAATTTTATTGGAGGAGTTATACATCTTGCCTTACCTCTCGAAATAAAAAAGAACGAACGCATTGCTCAAATCGTTTTTATGCAAACAGAGCACAAGGCACAATATTGTGGACAGTATCAGAAAAAAAGATAACTGAAATAAATGTTGTCTTTTTCTTGGAATTATGAGAAGCTTAAAGAGGAGTAAAGAGCGAGCAAACAAATTAACCGAAAGGAGCGGGCAATGAAAAACAAAACCAACAAAACAACATACGCAGTGATCAAGGACGTAGAGTATTACGCTGGAGATTGTCAGCATCCAGCAGGATGGGATGTCAGCATCGCAGCTATAGAGGATGACAGCGGCATCGAGGCATGTATAGGTACACATGACGAGTGCGAGGCAT